TGATTAAACCTAATTGATTGGTCTATTGTATGTGTGGTTGTGCCAGATCCACTTGCACCTAAAAGAACATTATTTTGAAATACCATTTATACCTCTTGTATTATTTAACATCTAGTGATGCCGCCATATGCACACTAGAACTCGATAACACAACGTAGTCAATACGGTCAACGGCAGAAGCTGTCGTTGTCAATGTCGGAGCCGTGCCTCCAGCAAAATCGTAAGCAGCATTAAATGATAAAGTTCTTGATCCAGTACCATCCTGTCGTATAAAGAAGCTTCCTGTCTGTCCAGATTGAACATTTGTTGGAGCACCGAGATTTCTACTACCACCTAATCGAACATCAAAGTTCTGACCACTGTTAAAGTTTACTGAGATTGTTGATGCATCAGTTAATGAAACAATGTCAGCTACAGCCGACTTTGTAATTCTTAATTGTTTACCCAGTGAATCAACAGCACTAACGGATATAGCTGTTGTTGCAAATAACTTGGTAGTATCTGTGACTGAGCTTGAAATACTTGTAGCAGTCATACGAGTAGCTGCAACTGCCGTAGCCGATACCGTACCACCTACTGTAATAGGGCCAACGGCACCACCCTCTGTAGATAAAGCACTGACCCCAACTGGGTCTACAGAATTATGTACATTTTTTCCATCACAATAAATAAACTTTGAACCACCACGAGGGGCAATAACATTTGTTGTTGTTACGGCTGTTTTTAATTTAACGGTGTATGTACCACCTGTTGTTTGGTTATCAACAACGTATAACTTTTCAACACTAGGAACTACAATCGTAGAGTTTGACCCCAATGTTCCTTCAATTCTTAATACAGCATTACGAGACTGATCAGCCGAGCCATTAGAGGCTGTTAATGATGTTGTGGCTCCTGTTGTACTGACAACGACTACACCACCAATGGCTTCGTCAACCATGTCAATAACTTGTTGGTTAAGACGATCACCCCAAGTGTTTGCATTTTCGCCATCAGCTTGTTTCTCTAATCTTAATCTTGTTGTATAACTACTAGGCATAATTAATTACTTCCTTTTACTAATGTATTATCGCCTCCAGCTGGTGAGGCATTATTTCTCATATCATCCTGTCTTGTCCTTCTGGCTTCATTTAATAAGTCAGTAAAGGCTCGTTGATACTCTTGTTCCCAAATCTGAGCCGCAGAGTAATTTTTCATAAACATACAAGCTTCCTTCATACTAGCATAAAACAATGCATTAGAACAATATTTGGTAAAGAAATTCTCTTGGTGCACTGAGGTTGCTGCTGTTGGTTGGACAATATAAGACATTTCACAATCATAGGCCGACACTGGTGTGGGAGCTATCAGTAAATTATCAAAGCCAAAGTTGGCATAATATCTAGGCACTCCTATACTTGTTCGTTGCGGCCAATAATCATTTAAATATTCATCGGTCTTTTGTAATAAATTAATACGTGTACCGTCAGACTTTATAATATTTAAATTTTTTATAATTAAGGTGTTTAATGGTTTAGTAATAAACGGATCTCCAATAACCGTATTTGATGTTGCATATTGTACGACACCATATGAATCTATTTCTCTAGTTAGTCTTGCTTCAGCTCTTTCTATAAAAGCTGGGATGTCTCCAACAAACTCTGTGCTGGTATCTTCACTTGTTGTTTTGATTCTGTTTACTAATTGGTTGTATGTTATACTCATATCTTCTTAGCCTTCCATATTTCAGAACCACCAGCAAAAACTTTCGGTGTCCATATTCCTCTTATGTGTGTTCTAAATCTAGCACTAACTCCTGTTAATACCAAGTTACCATCACCGTTTATGTTCGGCGATATAACTCTTGTTCTAATTACTGGTTGGAAATTTGCCTTACCTCCCATATTTGCATGTGCACTACATTGATAGTATAACGTAGTTGGTCCACTATTTACAACAAAGATTTGTGTATAAGCTCCAGCATTACCCGGAGTCCCTACTGTATAAACATTAGTTGAAAAAAGTGTACTTCTAGCTGCATCTAAATAAAATCGTAATGGATGACCATCATTAGAACTATCGGATTGATCAAAGGTATATAATCCACGACCCTTAACTAAATTTAAACCATACTGTTGTCTACCGTCTATAAAATATTTGTTAGCTCCTCCTACATTTACAACCGTTACTTTAAATGTCTTACCACCATTGTATATTACTGGGTTAGCTCCAGCCCCAACATTTTCATTACCTGTTGAGAATGTTGCCGATGCTTGTGATGGAATAACATTTGTTCCAAAAAAGGCTACAGCATCTCTTAATGTAAAACTTGGTGATAGTCCTGTTAAAGAAACTTTTGGACTACCTGTGACTGATGCACTTCTTAATGTAGTTACTAATGCTACCCCTGTAACATTATGTGTTTTAATAACTTCGACTATTGCTGATCGTAAACTAAATCCTATATTTGCTCTGGTGACAGATACATTAGCATTAGCTGCTGTGGTTACATTACGAAGAGATAAACTTATTCCTGCGTTAGTTACAAAAGCCGTGCCCGGAATAGTTACTGCTACGGAACGAACAGTAGTGGATAGTGAAACTCCTGTTACCGTAACCGATCGATCTACAACACTACGGTTCCATGCACCTGAGTTCCAAGTATTTCTACCGTATCCACTGGTAATCACAGTCATTATTGATTACCTATGGACTACGATAGTGTGATAATAGCAGTGGCAGCAGCAGCAGCTGGGAATGAAATCGTAAATGTACCGTTAGTTGATACTTTATCAGACCCAAAGTCTAAGACAGCAATAGCTTTATTACTATTAGATGAATTATATATTAGTGCTCCTCTAGCTGAGAATGTTGTACTTGTAAAAGATATATCAGCAAAATCAATAATTGCTGTTCCACCAGAAGCAGATGTTGCACCTAGTGAAATAGTTACACCAGTTAGTGTACCACCTCCAGGAGCATATCCACCACTTGATACAACTTCATTAGACGTTGAGTACGCAGCCGTACCCGCAGATAATGAAGCTACACTTGTGAATAAAGCTATCTTTAAGGTATCGGTTTTAACCTGATGCCCTTCTTGTAAAACTTCCGACTTAAAGGAATTACATACAGCTTGTGTTATGGCCATTTTTAGTTACCTCTCTTTGTAAATGTTGAATCATCAGGACTCCACCCAGCATCACCAGTTGTAGCTAGTACAGTATCTGGACGTGCATCCCTCAAGTTTTCATTGTCATCAATTCTTGGAGTTTTGTTTTGTGGATGATCAATAATATTATATCGCCCATCCGTTTCCGAAGCTCCAACAACTAATCCCGTAGGCTCTTTGACTCTATCAGAATATCTAAATCGAAATCCTGATCGATCGCAGATAAAGTATGCATACTTACCTCTTGCCATTATAACCTAAACGATGGCTTAATCAAAAGACTCGCCCTTTCTTTATCAGCATACATTGCTGAGGTTAGTTCTTCTTCATACATCTGTTTTAACATACTGGCTCGTTCTGACGTAATGCCTGGTCTTTTAATAGACATCTTATAGGCAAGACCAGTTGATAAGCACGGTAAGAATCTGAATGGTATGTCTGCATCTTGATTAGATTTAGTTATATCTTCTACTTTATTAAAGCTAAAGTATGATAATAATGGTGTGCCACCTGTAGTCGTAGCATCTGGAGTAGGCCACAAATATAATTCTGCTGCATCTCTTAATCTATTAACAGCATATTGTGTCGGTCTACCTGTTTGTGTTTTGTTTGTAATTCTTTGATAAGCTTCCATTGTGATTCGAGATAAAGCTAAGTCTGTATCTGTTGAGCCACTAACAGTTCTATGGACAAGTTCAGTTATATCTATAAGTGAAGTGGGTAATGTATATTTAGCTGTGCCACTTGTAATATCTAATGTAGCAATGTTTTGTTTCCATAGTAATATACCACGGTTCATCCAATCGATAAGGAGAAGGTTAAGTGTACGTCGTGCTTCTAATGGTTCAAACCCTAGAGTCTGTTCACCACCTAACATAGACATAGCTTCTTCAATTACGTCAGCTATATCTAGATTGAATGTTGTTGTGCCTGAAGTTGCCATATTATCCTCTAAATTTATTTGAGAATGATGGATTAACTATACCACCAACATTGTATTTAACTTTACCGCCACGAGCTTTCATCCTAACAGTTGCCTCTGAGTCTATAGTTGTTGGGTTTTCTTCAATCATATCTCTATACATATTCATTTTTCTTTCTCGTGTAGTTTGTCCTTCGTTACGAGTATATTTCTTAGATCCTCCTCTTGCTTTTTTTAATTCTCTAAAAAGTTGTAAACCCTCTTCATTTCTTTTTTTATCTAACATATCTTCGCCTTTTTTAATATTGTCTATGTCGTCTTTTGTTTTTGTCTTTTTCTTTTTTAAACTTTTTACAAAACCTTCTAGATCTTTTACTTTAACAAATTTTTTAGCCGCTTTTTTACCGACAGTTGTAGCAAGTTTACCAAGACCTGCTGCTATAATTGGACTTACCATATTATTTCTCCTTACCTATCGTCGAAGTCAGTTCCGTATGATGGGTTTACCGTGCCACCAGTAAAGAATTTGTTTTTCTTTGGTTTGTTTGGTTTTGTTTGATCGTATAATTCTTTAAGAATTTGTCTTCCTTCAGTATCTTTTTTATATACTTTATCCATAGCCTCTCTCACATCTGGTGGTAATGGATTAGGTTTAGGTTTAGGTTTTGTTTTCTTTGTCTTTCTATAAACCGGTAATGGAGATTGTCTATTTTTAAAATCACCCCTAGCTTTTTTCTTCTTATACTCCTCTTCTGTGAGTGTTATTGAATCTAATTTTTTATCCATATTATCTGTCATTTCTTTTTCTTTCCCCATTCATATAGGTTATCAAATGTTGTTTCCCAGTCCATATAACTATCGTGTTGTTCTGCGGAGTGTTCCCACTGTGACGGTACAAAGTCTGGTGGTCCTTCTCCAACAACCCATAGTGCAGGATTGGTTACACGTACACGATTGTTTGGTAGTGCTACTATACAACCTTTATACGGACCCGATGTTAATTCCAACACATGTGATTGTTTGTGCTGTGCTGGATCATCCGATATATAACTGTCGGTATAGTCAACCGTAAACATATACTTACCATTATAGAACTCACCTGCTATCTTACACAACCACGGACTTGAACTAATTCGATCCATTCTGATGATGGCATGATTACGACTGGAGCAGTCCCAAGGCTGGGCTAAATGAGTCTGTATATTTGGTGGCCATTCATCGAACGGTGTGTCCCCCACTAAAGAAGTTATTGGTATACGTGCCCACATAGCTCCACCGTGGGGATTAGGGTGGTCTTCGCCACATCCTGTAAACACAACTTGAAAACTCAAACAACGGTCTGGGATAGTGCACACTGCAAAAGCCAAAGCATGGAGAAACTCTCCTTGGTATTTCTCGTGGTTATGTGTGAACTCTTTCCTCACCCAACACTTAAAGTGTGGGATGTTAGAAATTGTATAAGCCACTATTTAACCTTGCCACCTCGTCTCATGTACTTGGAAGTCTTACCACCTTTAGCCATATACTTAGATGTTTTACCTCCACCCTTCATTCTATATTTAGATGTTTTACCGCCGCCCATAAGTTTGGCTTTACCACCTTTTTTCATTTTACCTTTACCGTCAGCTGCAAAAGCTGGAACCATTTTTCCATTCTGTTTAACCATAGGCATTTTACCACCACCAGCAGCTTTGTATTTAGTGCCTTTGGTTCTACCGCCAGCCATCATTTTTTTCTTTGTTGGTTTCTTTTTCATTACCATTTTATAGTGCTCCTTGTAAGTACATTATTTCAAGTGTTAATATTATCACCGCCGCCACAACAGATACAGTTATTATAATTGTATTTTTGAGTCGACGTTTCTTTTCTGCTAATGCTTTTAAAGCTTGTTTTCTCCGAACTCTTTCACTAGCAATTTCTTTTTGTAGTCTTTCCCACTGTCCCGGAGAACCAAACAATAAAAACAACTCACGCATTTCATCACGAATACGTTTGGCTTCCTCTTTTCGAAAGTGAGCTTCGATTGCTGTCTGCTCAGTTCCTGTTAATTTCCCAAGTATACCACCCTTTTTTTCTGCTGCAAAACTTAATTCAGCTTCTGCTTTTGCTAGTTTTGTTATGGGTGAAACTAATGTACTTAAATCTCTACCAGCTTTCACGGCCGAGGATATAGCTGAACTAGCAGTCTTTAATGCTGCAAAAGCTGTCAATGGATCAATCATCGTCGTCTAGCTCCTTCGTTTAGTTTTGACTTTTTGTTTACGACCACTTGCACTAATCGGATATCGTATTGATGTAGGCTTTGGTCCAACGTTAGTCTTGGATCTTTTTCTTTTGACTGCTGAAGATTTTTGTCCAGCAGACATTCTATTAGCTACTGCTTTTGGACGACAGACTGGATACTTTCTTTTTGACGACTTAGCTGATTTACGACCACACTTTTTACCAGTAGATATATCAACCCAATCTTCTTTAAACCAAGTCTTTAAACCTTTCTTAGCCATTCTTTTTCTCTATATTATATTTATCTGGCACTTTCCCATACCCAACAACTCTGTCCCATTCTCTTTGTGTGTAGTAGTTTTTTTTAATCATGCTATCTGTACTTAGTTACTTTTCGACGGTTGTTCATAACTTTACCACAACCACGAGCTATGCCACCATTCTTTAATTTAATCTTACCACCAGCAGCTTTACTAGGCTTTGGTCCTCTAAAATCTTTTCTCTTTTTACCACCCGGTCCTTTTACTTTACCAGCACAAACTTTAGATGCATAAGCATTTGCATAAGCTGAAGGATAGACGGCGAACTTACGTTTAGCAGCAGCTTTACCTCTAGGACATAGCTTTGTCATATCTGTAACCCCATCTATTCTCTGATAAGTCCCACACTCTTTTTGTAGCTTGTGGAATTTTAACTAGTAAGTTATTAAATTTAATTACGTTTTTTGTTACTTGCACATTTCCTCCGTTTCTTTTTCTTGCTTGGTGGTTTTGTTACTTGTTGTCCTATATTAGCACGACTTATTACCACATTAAATACCTACAAGTATCTTTGCAATAACTGATGTTGCTCCTGATTGCATAACAACTGTAGCACATACAGCACCAATGACTAACCATTTAACTTGAAAGATAGATTTTTTAACACAACCCATATCTGTTTTAAGTTCAGATACATCCTCACGTAACTGAGCCTCACGTTCAATGTGACGTGTTAATTCAAGTTTAAGATCTGTTAAATCTTTATCAGTCATAGTTTAGAATATCCAACACCATAATAGTAAACCAACTATTGCGGCTATGTACCAATGTTTTTTACACTCGGTACATTTAACTTTCTCTTTTATTTTTTCCCATATCATATTTATATCTAACATTTCCATCTCCTCCTTGCTTGACAGATTCTTTTATTAGGTGTCTTTCGACAGTTAACATTATGCATCTTGGCTTGACCCGCAGATCGTGCGCAAAATGACTTTCTTCTTTTCGCAGATTTACTACCCTTTGCGACTTTACCAGTAACAGCAGTTTTTAATTTAGAACCAGGATTAGCACGACGGTAAGCAGCTACACCTTTAGCCGACATACCTGCGCCTTGTTTAGTTGGTCTAAAGTTACCAGACTTAACACTGGACTTTATACCCATGCCTTTCTTTTTCTTACGAACAGCCATGCGCTATCCTACAAAAAAAGTACCAGCTACACTAACTCCTGCATTCATAGTTACGTGTAAATTTGTTTCGTAACGAATACCCGCATCTTCAATATATTGGTCGGACGAACCACCGGCAATTAGTCTTTGTTTCATAATAATTGATCCAGCGGCACCACCATCTCTTAATACAATATCAGTTGCTGAAGCCATACCATTTACTATGCTATATCCTCTAAGTCTACCCGGAATTGAATCTATCGTAGATGTAGATGTTGCGAATATTGTTTTTATATTTGTTGCCATATTTAATTCCTTATAAATAAAAGGGGTCTGTTAAGACCCCCTTTACTAGTTAGATTATGCTCCCGCAGAACCGTAATAAGATCTCCAGTCACTGAAACCAAAGCTATATCTTTCTCTAGCTTTGAATCTCAAGTTACCAGTATCAAAGTCTGGCTCCATCTTTGTAGCTAATGGTGCTCTTACGAACATTTTAGCTCCATTTGGAACATCGGTTTTAATGAAGTACGCATTGGTATCTGTAAACCTATGATTTACAAAGTAGCCTCTAGGAAGCATACCCATAGAACGTATAGCATTAACGTCATTGACGTTTGTTACACCATCTTTGTTAGTTGGTCCAGTTCCATTTGATGCAAAACCAAAATGAACAGGAGTTGTAGATAGTGTACTAGCTAATATTTTCTCAGCTGTAAACTGTAGGTTTGGTGGTATGTGCAAAGATTCTGCACGTGTACCAGTTAAGATACCTCTGTCGTCTTGTGTATTTTGAACAGCAATCAAGGCAGTTTCTAGTGTTGTTTCAGAAAGATCTGAAGCAGCTAGTAAGTTGTCTTGAGTACCACCCACGACAGGGTGACTGTTAGAGAAGAATGCGACTCCATCTCCACCAGCAAAGTTTGCGTTAAAACCATTGTTAAACACATTTGCGGCTTTTACTTGTCTAGTAGTAGCCATTGCTCTAGCAAGACCTCTTGCACGAATTTTTGCAAATGTATCATACAAGTTATCTTCCATTGCTTCCTCAGTTACTGCGAAAGCAAGAGCTACGGTTTCGTGTGAGTAACGGCTTGTGAACGATTCTGAAGCAGAATCATACTGTACCGCTGCACCTTCTGATTTAGTCGGTGCTTCACCAAAACCAGTGAAAAGAACTTCTTCTTCAAAAGCTCTATCCGAGTTTTCAATCTCAAACAAAGGAACGTGTTCGTCCTCTATTGAGCCATACTCCAATCCAAAGACTGCGTTTAATCCAGGAAGGAGCTGTTTAGCAATATTACCTCTATTTATAGCCATAATATATTCCCTCCTATGCTAAGTTGGCAATCGAGACCGTGGAACCAAGTCCGTAGTGATCTCTATGCTGGTTAATTTTAACTTCAATATTTGGGAATGCATCAGTTGCGGCTTCACCCGGTAACGTAGACCTTCTCAAAAGTCTTAAAGTCTTTGCTTGAACAGAGCCTGATCCGCCTTTTAAGCTAAATCCAGACATACCTGTGATTGTAGATCCAGCACCTAATGATACATCCATGTTCAAGTGAAGCTGAGTGTCTGCCACTGAAGCGCCTGCTTGAATTTCAAATGTAGCATTTGGATCATCAATGACTAGGGCTTTTGCTTCGCCTTGTCCGTGATGAACTTGTCCTGCTGGAAAGTAGTTATTAAAGGTTGGTTGCTTTGTATTTGGATCAGTCCAATTAGCACCCATAAAAACTCCTGCAACTATATCCGTTGCGGCTGAGACCTTATGCACCTTGCCACTAACAATCTTTACCAAGTCACCTTGGAAAATTGCAGTCGCATGAGCTGCTTTAACCCCATACTCATTCATACCACTGGTATTATAAGCACCGCCACGCATTCTAGAAGGTTGGAGTCCTCTAAAGTTTTTCGATGTTGCCATCTCTTCCTCCTTCAAAAGTAAGTGTTTAAGTTAAATTTTAACCGACACCCTTTATTTATCAAAGTGTGTAGGTCTACCTGTGGTAACTTTTGATCGACTATTGTTAGAGATTGGCATACGAGGATCGTTCTTGCTCATAAGCTGTCTGTTGATTGCATCAGTTTGGGATTGTGTGAAATCATTTACATGTTTCTTATACCCCTCTTGGTTTTCTATAGTGTTTGTTGCTAAAGCTACATCACCACGGATAACAAGCTTACCAAGACTACCAACAGATTGGTTTTGGAAACCAGCACTTAATTCAGGAACATCTTCAGGTCGGACAAAATCCCATCCTTCAAATTGTTTTTCCTGTACATTCTGATCATCATAAGTACCCTTTAAAGAAACTCTAATCCATCTAAGAGTAAGACCCTTTTCTGCAAATCGTTTAGTTACTTCTTCAGGTATCTTTAACCAATTCTTTTTCTCATATACACCTCGTTGTCTTTGAGATGTAGTTTGTGTTGCACGAGTCACTTTTACGTCATTTGTTTTTGGTGTAGTCATAATCAATTATTACCTTTCATTATCCACGTTATATATTTACTGTAGTGTAATCATCACCGGCCTTCTCGACCTTGGCTTTCTCTCTAGCATACACATCAAGTGGTACATTCATTTTTTTAGCAAGTCGAACATCTTCTTGAGACAATCGAATCTTACCTTTAGATGATGCTGAAGAACGTGACTTTCCAGCAACCACTTGAGCAGGTTTGTTTGTTGGTTCTTCCTGCTGACCAAACTTGTGAGGCATTTCTTTTTTTAGCCTTTTACTTATCTCAGTATAAAACTCTTCAGTCTCTGGATCAAAGCCCTCTGATAATAAATCTTCATTTATAATATGTGCGGCTTGTGTAGTAATCCTATCTTTATTATACCATTCACTGTTATCAGATATCCATTCTCTTGCTAACTTGTGTAGTTTTGGAGGTTGTTTAGGTTGCTCAGTTGGTTTAGATTCTTCTTCCTTTGCCTCAACTGTCTCAGTTTTCTTAGCTTGATCTTCTATGTAAAATCTCTTAGCTTCAACCATTCTAAGTTCTGTAGTTGCATCAGCAATTGCTTTTTGTGCCTCTAACAGTTTATCTTTATCACCTGAGTCATAAGCATTCTTATATCCTTCCTCAGCAAGTTTAAGCTTGTCTTTAGTTTGATTTTCATAACTAACTAAACTAGCTTTTTCTGTTTCTTGTACTTTTTGTGTTGAGTTTTGAAGTTGTGATTGAAGATCAGCAATCTGTTGTTGTTGCGCTTCGAGTTGTTCTTCTCTCTCTTTACGTTGTTTAACTAATTGTCTAATTCTTTTTTCAGCACCAGTAGTATTAATACCATCGAGTTCTTGAAGTTTAGAATCTATTGAATCTTCAGTCTCTTCTTTCTTAGTTTCAACTTTAGGTTGTTCTTTAGATTCTTCCGTAGTCTCTTCGACTTCGTATTCTTTTTCTGGTTCTTCTTGTTGGGGTTTTGAAACGTCTATAGTTTGGTAGCCGTCGTCTTGTGTTGTATTTTCTTTATTCATGTTTTCTCCGCAGTTACGAGTTACGATTACGTCAGTAGGCTAATTATATAACATTACTTACTGATATCCAAATAGTTAGGATCAAGATCCGCTGGGTCTGGGATAACCATTAACACTTGGTCATCAAACAACAACAACATTCTAATACCTTTGTAAAAGAATTTATCACCTTGATACTTACCATAAACAACATAGTCACCAGGTTTACACCATGCTCGACCTTTAAACTTATCTCTATCAGCATAGGCAAGTTCGCCTACTTTTAAAACACGACCAATAGTTGTTAAGTATCTAGCATCATCTTTAAATTTATCAGGTAATAAAATACCACCTTTTGTTTTTTCTCTAATTGCAACTGGTCTAATTAAAACATGGTAACCAGGAATGTTAGGTAATACCTTTGGATCAGGTGATTCTTTATGTGTAATCCAGTCATCGTTACCAGCTATGGCTGTTGCTACTCCTGCTGCTTTCATTCTTCGTCTTCTCCTTCATTGTATAAGTTTTTTTCTGCTAATTTAATTTCTTCAAGCGCAATCGTCAAGCCTTCAATTATACCAACTTGATATTTATAGTCTGCATAATTTTCTGATGATCCAGTTGAAATAGTATCAACTAAATTATTTTTTACCGTTGTAATTTTTTCTGTGAGATAGTTAGCTACGGCATCCATACTTCATGCCTTTCAAATAATTCTTTTTCAGATTCATACATAGCATCAAGATATTCTTGTTTTATCATTGCATCTTGAACACTGATAGGACCAGATGAGTCTCGTCCTCCAATAATTAATTTACCATGTTCGTATACTGAAGGTTCATCAAACTCTTCTCCAAGAGCATCTAACATAATTATTAAATCATTACATAAAGTTTCCATGTACCCAATTTTAATATTTGGATAATGGTTTAAAGTGTAATGATCATAGTAATCTTTAACTACATTTTTATTCCCGACTATTTTAGTAAGGAATGTTTCATAATCCTCAGCTTGGCATTCACGTTCAAGTCTTAAATTGTCTTGCCAATTCCATTTATGACCTCTGGTGTTAGATTTTTTTCTAGAACGGTGGTGAAACAAACTATGCACAAATGTCATAGGATGTCTAAGGAATGCAAATGTTTGTTTAACTCTAACCTCTGGAGTATTGTGTGAATCATATATAGCATCTCCCACAGGCCTAGATTGTTTAACATAAGATAACAACATCTGTTTTACCCAACGACCACCAGTCTTGGGTACATGTATGAATACACTATTTTTAAGTTCTATTGCCATTTAAAAACAAAAAGTCTCCATCAGTTATTTCTGGCATGGTTAAAGCTATCTTTATTCCATTCTCAATATTTTCTACTAGTTTTAGTCCTTGGCCTCTGTGATTATAAAAGCAAGTATAGCCTCTATCAAAACAAAATTTAAATGTAGTATCAACTGGGTATTTATTAAACTTATCATATATCTCAATCATCAAATGTGGTTGATGTTTCTCTATAGTTTTCTTTGCACCATTTAAAACATCAAGTTCAGTTCCCTCGGTATCTATCTTAATAAAACAAATGTTATCTGCATGTTTGTGTTGTTTATCAACTGTGGAAACTTCTACATCTATTGGAAAACCATCCACTAAATTTTGAAATGATGAGTTGGATAATCGATGACTGTCTACATAAAATTTATCTTTCCCAACTTTATTGGACATTGCGATATTATATGCACTAAAATTTAGATGATCATTTTTAATTTTACATAACTGTTCGTAGACTGGAGGTACAGCTTCATAAGCATAGACGTGTCCAGAATGTAGTGCAAAAAATTTACTGTACTGACCAACCGCAGCACCGATATCTAAGACAGTTCCCTCAGAATCAATATGGTCTTTGGTTTGCCCTAACATAAATTCTTTTACGTGAAGGTCATAATAATATGGGTTGAATACTCGTCGTTGTAAAACTTCTTTAGATAGTGTGTTTAATAAACTCATGGTTTCATAATTACTTGTAATGCAATCCGTTCTCTAGTATCCACATGTGTCCCTCTGTGCCAACCAAAGTTCGGTTCAAATAATATAAAATTACTTTCATCAGATGTAAAGTGTTTTAATTTTTTATATAAATGTTTTGATACATCTGTATTATCTTTAAACTGCCTAGAAAAATATGAGTTCTTTCTAGCCCATAGAGGTAGTTGTGCATTTGAAGCTCGTTCTTCAACCGTTGAAAGAGTGTTAGCAAGTTGGTTGCTTTTGCAGAATAACATTTCAACATCATCAAACTTCCAACGATGACTTTCTGGGATATAAGCAAACGGTCCGTTTCCTCGTTGGACTGGATTAAGATAAATCATTGCTTTAATATAACTGTATTTTGGATCAATGTGTAATGTATATAAATTATTTTTAGGTTTGTGCTTTTGATCCGTTTGAAAATATTCGTTGAAGGTATCCTCTTTATCACTAACGTGTAAGTTAATATCTGTTATAGTGTAAGGTTCAGATAATATATTTAATTTTTTATAGATATCATTTAACTTATTATAAATTATGTGGTGGTTTGGTAGTCTTAATATTTTATCTTGAATCCTAGAATCTCTAACTGGATCAATAGATTTAAGATCAACTATTTCTTTTTCTAAACAATCAACCAAAGGATCTGTATCAATAATGGTGCTATAATATCCTAAGTCATCAAAACCTTTTGGTCCTTTATAGATAATGTTTTTAGATTTTAATTTTAATGTAAAGCCTGTTAAGGCAGACTGTAGTTGGTTTTTTAAAATAGGTGTAGGTTTTAATTGACTATATAAATTATTAATTGATAAAGAAAATAAATTTATATCTAAATTTTGTATAGCTCGTAATAGGTCATTGTATATTGATGGGTGATCATTTTTATTAGGTTCGTAACCTTCGTCATCAAAACAAACGGCAGGATCAGGAAGATCAATGCCGTGGTTTGTTATGCTACCCAATGTCTACATCTTTCGTAAGATCTACAAAAGCTAATTTATTTGTAGCTCTTTTATTTGTTGCTTCATCTGGATTTGTATGATGAAGTTTATTATAGTAATCCATTAAAGCATCAATGCTGTCTTTTTCAATTATATCTTTAAGATATTTGTCTGAGCCTTTCTTTTGGAACATGTCGGCTTCAAAAAGTATCTGTTGTTTTAACGGATCTAGTTTTGTAGCATCACCGTGTTTGGCTGCATCTTCTGCCCAACTAGGTAAATTATCTTTACCAACTGTATTTTTTAATCGGTTAACGGCAGTCTTTAGTGCACCTTTTGTAAACTGGTATAGACCTGCCGCACTTGACGTAGGGTTCTTAGCCATTGGATTATTGTCGCTTTCCACATCTTTAATATAGTTGCCCATGTTAACTATTTTTTTTTCAGCGCCTACTTGTCCCTCATCTATGCTGTCTAAGTTAAATCTTTGTAAATTTATATTACGAACGTCTTTTAGTAGTTTTTTGTCTTCGGCTGACATCGGTTCCTCCTGTACGGTTGTCTGTTGTGTTGGTATTTGTTGCGCCATCTTGGCTTGTTCTAAAAAATTTAGTGGTAAACCCTCGTCCTCCTTCTCTTCTTCTTTTGGTATTATGACGGGATTAGCCACTGGTGGTATTGTAGGATCTGGTTTTCCAACGGATGTGGCTTGATTAGCTGCCATCTTAAACATATCGGCTGCCACTGCTGGTCCTCCTGCCGATAGATTTTGTTGGTTATCCGTTGCTATTATCGTCTTATCCTTATCCATCATCTTTAATAAATCCATAACAACTTTTGCTGTTACGTTTTCAGTATCTGATTTTTTCTTTTCATCAAGCTTTGCAGCTTCAACCATTGCATCTATTTTTATCTCTTTTTCTTTAAGTTGTAAATCTTTTAGTTCTAGTTCTTTTTTATTTTCAATAGCTTGTTTTTGTATGTTTAAATTTTGTTGCTCTATGCTATCCAATCCACCTTGCGCTGCTAACTGGTTCGCTGTGAGAATCTGTTTGGCTGACTCTGCCATAATCATAGTTAGACTAGCGCCTTGGTCTACTTGACCCTCTTGCGCTTTCATTAGTCCACCCATCTGTTCTTGGAATCGAAGAACCATATGTTCACGAATGTTTGCTAGTAATATAGGTTCAACTTGTTTCATAATTGGGTTGGCACCATTGAGCGGGTCTTGCACGTAAGCGGTCTTCACGGCGATGTGAGCATCGTGGTCTTGTCCTGGAAAAGCTTTGATCGGCTGTCCACGTGTAGCTGACATGATATCGGCGAGAGGGTCCTGTTGCATGGCCTGTTTGGGTGCATTCATAAACCGTTCTGGATTATCAACATTAGCCGCGGCAAGAACCGCTTTGTTTACTTCTGGCATGTTGAAAGTTCCTGGTGGTGACTGTGAAGCCAACTGTAACATCAGCTGAGCTTGGGCGAGTCTATGTGAGTTCGATGGAATGTTTGGGTCACTAACAGGAATGACATCGACACGGCCATCAAAATCTTGCTTGAATATCTCGGCAGACTGTCCTATAATGTCATAAGGATAAGCAGTCGGTAAAAACTCATTGTTTATTCTAGCTAATATTTTAAACTCGTCCTTTTGGGACTTGTGGAGTCGTTTGTGAATTGCTGAAAAGAACTTACCCGATGCTTCTAATAATGCTAATGTCGTGCCAACCGGACCGTAGTTCGTTGCATCAGACACTACTTGATCTGTCGTGTCAGCAAATTTCTGACCAGCAGTGGCTACAAAGCCTAGCATTTGATAAAGAGTCTGAGACGGTTCTTTATAGGGAAGAGGAACAATGGATTTGCCCAAATCTAAACCCGTTGACTCAACATCACGAAACTCCCCCGGCATTATCGGAGAGTTATCCCCAACAACTCTGACACCTCTGGCTTTAAATCCACCTGGTAAATTAGAGAACTGACCTGCATCAATCAATGCTCTCATTGCTGCCGTTGCCGACATTGTAAGATTACCAAGAAAATGTATTAACCCTAGTCCGTAAAATCCAAAACCTGGTACAAACTTGTAACTAACAAAGTGTTCTCTCTTTACAAATCGTGAATCACCATCATTCCAGTTACGACGAATGCTTAAAACTTTTTTAGAACTTTTATCAATAGTAACGATGTAGGGATAAGCTACACCCGTTGGACTATTAAATGGTTCTGGTAAATCTAAATACAAATGTTGTTCAAGGAGTTGATAGCTTGGATCGTATGGGTTCTCATCGTATGCCGATAGTCCCATAATCTGTTCTGCTTTAGATGTAATGTTACCTCTATCTGTTTTTTCTGGATCACCAAGATCAAGTTCGCTATACATACCCGCATCCATATCTTTTCGTAGATCATTCTCGCTACGATAAATAACGTGAGTGTATCTATCAGCACGACGTAGATCAGATACTAAGTTTGATACATGGAACTGATCAATAGGTATGAACTCTGATATCGGTCTTCCTAATGTTTCATCATAATAAACTTTTTTAACTGCCGTACCGATTAACGGTAGGTGGAATAACATCTTTTCAAACTCATCGAAATACTCTGGCATCTCTTCTGTGAGTTGATAGTTCATAAAATCTTTTACACGTTGCGCTTGTTTTTCTTTATCTGGAGTTTGTGATCCGACTACTTGAGTTTTAACTGGACCTTTACTTGGAAATAATTCTTGTGATGCCTTTGATTGAAACTTGACGGCATTTTCTATAATCAATGGATGTGTTGCAGTACAGGCCCCATCAAATGGTTCTGTTGTTTCTTCTAATTTAAGACCGAGTAAATCAAAGCCTCGTTCAAATGTCTGCTCCCATTCTTCTCTGGACTCTTTATCTGACTGATAGTTATCTAATACTGTATTGGATATTTCTTCTAGTTGATCCTCTTCCATTAAGTCAGCAAGGTTCGTATAGAAATCTTCACTGATAGAAGCCAGCATCTTACCACTGTTTTCGTTTAGAGCCATCTCAACTTCACCCGTCATTGGGTCTACGTTAACAGCTAAGTCCTCTTCTTGTTCTTCATTTATATTTACATCAATCCCTAAAGACTCAGACTGTGTATTAAGCTTGTCTTTAGCTACGTCAATTGGTGCAGTTATATCATTGGGATTCTTTTCTATTGCCATGTTTAATTAGATACCTTCCAGTAGGTTGCCTTATTTTTTTTATAAGTATTGTCATTATCACTATAATACGGATCATGGGGATGTTGCAAGTGCCAAGAATCTTTCATATAATGTATCGCCATTACCATCGCATCCACTTGGTCGTCATGCGCCGCGTTCGGAAAACTGACGGCTTCATCAAATAATATTTGTGCCCACAGTTTATTTGGCAACCATACTCGACCTGACTCTACCAAGGGTGAGGCAGCATAGGCTCTCGCTACTTTATCACGATCAGGAGTATACTCAAGTATTGGTAGACCCGCTCTTCGTAAATCTTGTATTAACGATTGCCCACTGGCTTTCTTCTCTATTATTATAATGTCTGGGTCGTGTTCATCAAATGCATCTTGTGCATTACTTCGTAACTCTGGATATTCAAAACGACCTCGAACACTACCTAATAAAATTAAATTACCGATATCTCTTTCAGTTCCTTCACTATCTGTTTCGGTTGTAACAAAGATACCCCAAGTTTGAATTACACTATAGTCTGCTGTAGTTCGTGTTGAAAAAGCAGTATCCATAGTTTGTATTATAAAATCACACTGAGGTGGATCTTTCTCATCCCATATTTTAAACCACGATTTTTTAAGTATACCACCCTCTGCTGGTACAGGATTCTGCATATATAGTGATTCCCAATATCGTGAACCGTTGTGTCTGCGAATTTCTGCCTCATCGTTTTCTAATATCTCTCTTGGTTTCCATTCTGGAAAATATGATTCACCA